TAGAAAGTAAACAGTTTGTAGATCAACCTAAAAGTATAAAAGAAAAAGTAAAATCCTATAGGATGTTTTAACATGGCAAAGAATGTAAGTTTATCTATTGGTCGAGGTGAAAAACTTCCTGTATCTCAAGGTGCAGGATTAACCGCTAAAGGCCGAGCTAAACTAAACAGAGAAACAGGATCAAATTTAAAAGCACCACAGCCTGAGGGCGGAGCTAGAAAGAAAAGTTTTTGTGCTCGTATGTCGGGCGTAGTTAAAAATGCAAAAGGTGATGCGCCAAGAGCAAAGGCGTCATTAAGAAGATGGAATTGCTCAGGTTGGTAAAGGAAAAACATGTCTTATTCAGGTACCGTAGGAACAACAGTAGTCAATATCCAAGAAATTATAGATCACTCAGCTCGCCGTTGTGGCAAGTTAGCTGAGGAACTTACTTCCGAACAACAACTTACTGCAAGGCAATCACTTTATTACTTTTTATCTAGTCTAGCCAATATAGGCATTAACTATTGGGCTATTAACAAAAAAGTATTAGGTCTTACCCCAAACAAGTATATATATAATTTACCCGAAGGTTCTACAGACGCACTAAATGTTCTTTATCGTACATTAAATCGTCCGTCAGGAACTCTTGCAACATCTGTAGGATTATCTACAGGCGTTTTAGCAAGCATCGGTGATGAAAATATTGATACCTACGCTGTACAAAGTTCTGCGAATGGAAATTTTTCTATTAACTTTGGAACAAATAACGATATATACGCAGGCTCAATAGGCTTCATGCCATTTGTATCGGGTGGAGGATCTGCAACCGCATCCTTAATATACGAATTTTCTACTGACGGAACAAATTGGAATACATTAGAAGATTTAGGATCTGTTGTCATTACTGACAAGCAATGGATATGGACAGATGTCGACCCAGGACAAAGCGTACAGTATTACAGAGTGCGTGGATATAATGGCACAACTTTATCTGTTCGTGAATGGTACGTTGGTAATAACAGCACTGAAGTGATGATGTCTCGTCTAAATCGTGACGATTACACAAATCTACCAAATAAAAATTTTACAGCCAATCAACCTTTTCAATTTTGGTTTAATAGAACTATACCTGAGCCATCTTTATATTTATGGCCTGTTCCTTCAAATGCATTTGTGCAAGTTACTGTTTGGTATTCACGCGCAATCATGGATGTAGGTGCATTAACTGACGAATTAGAAATTCCACAAAGATGGTACGAAGCAATCGTAATGAACTTAGCTCACAGACTGAGCTTAGAATTACCACAAGTTCCCATGGATAGGGTAGCATATCTTGAAAGAATGGCGGCGCAGTATCTGAATGAAGCCGAACAAGAAGAAAGAGATAAGTCTCCAATTTATTGGGCGCCCAATATTAGTGTGTATACAAGATAATGCCTGTATTTTTAGATACCGAAGGATTAGCTAGTCTTGCAATAGGTGTATGTGATCGATGCAAGATGAAAAGAGCTTTTGTACGACTAGGTCCTGATCCAAACTTTCCTGGTCTTCGCGTGTGCGATGAAGGATGTAGAGATCAGTTTGACCCATATCGTTTAGCCGCAAGACAGACTGAAAGAATTAATTTAAGATTCGCTCGTCCTGATGTTAGCTTAGCGGTAACAGATAATAGCTTAATTACAAATGATCCAAATAACAATGTTGTTTCTCCTGAGCAAAACACACAAAATCCTGAGAACAACGGAAACCTCGATAACTTAACTGTGAGTCCTTAGAACATGGCAAACGTACAGATAACCCAATTACCCGCCGCGGGAACCATTACAGGTACCGAAGCAGTTCCTATAGTACAAAATGGCGTAACCGTTCAAACAACGGTGGGTGCAATCACTTCAGGTCCCGCACTGACACAAACTTTTCTTACAGTTAACAATGAGCCTACATTAGCAAATAGTAGATATATTTCTGTAGGATCAGGTTTATCAATTACTGATAATGGTGCGCAATCTAATTATGTTATCGGTTTAACAGGCGCTTTAGCTAACCTTAATGCCTTAGGTACAGGTATTGTTGCAAAAACAGGTGTATCCACACTTGCAAATAGAACCATTACAGCAGGCACAGTAGGTCTATCACTTACAAATGGTGATGGCATATCAGGAAATCCAACTGTAAGTCTTACAGGAGCTCCATTAACCCTAGCTCAAATTGCAGGGGCAGGCATGCTTTCAATAAGTGGTAGCGTTGTTAATCCAAGACAATTAACAGGAACAGTAAATCAAATTACTATAGCCGATGGCACAGGCGCTAGTGGTGACCCTACATTTAGTATTACCGATAACCCAATATTGCCTGGTACCGCAGGTGTAAAAGTTCCATCAGGTACTACAGGACAAAGATCCACAGGATTAAATGGTCAAGTTCGATACAACACAACTACTAATGAGTTTGAATTTTATGAAAATAATGTTTGGGTAAGTTACGGCTCAGGTGACGGTTCAGTCACTAGCGTAGCTATGACTGTACCTACAGGATTGTCTGTATCAGGTTCTCCCATCACAGGAGCAGGTACTTTAGGTGTTACATACGCTTCAGGTTATTCACTACCTACGAATGCAAGCCAAGCTACTTGGGATACAGCATATACATTAGCAACAACAGCAGTTCAATCTGTAAGTGGTACAACAAGTCAAATTACCTCAACAGGAACTACTGCAATTACCTTAGCTCTTGCAAGTGATCCTGTCATGCCTGGTACCGCGGCTATTACTGTACCTATTGGAAATACCGCTCAACGTGGATCTGTAGGTGACGGAGCTTTTAGATATAACTCTCAAACACTTCAATTTGAAGGTCGTATTAATGGAACATTTACTCCGTTTGCTGCCGCGGGGATTGGGGTTTCATCCATAGTAACAGGTACAGGATTGACGGGTGGTCCAATTACATCGACAGGTACTATATCAATTGCAAACACAGGTGTTTCAGCTAATACCTACGGATCACAAAATCAAGTTCCTGTATTTGCTGTCAATGCACAAGGTCAAATTTCCTCTGTTACAAACACAGCAATTAATAGTGTTGCATTAACCACGGGTACAATTTCAACTACCCCTGCAAGCGCAAATGATATTGTCAATAAATCTTATGCTGACAGCATAGCGGCAGGATTAAGCTTTCACGAAGCAAGCGAATATGCAACAACTGCTAATTTAGGCACAGTTATTTATAACAATGGAGCTTCAGGGGTAGGAGCAACAATAACAAAAGATACACCATTTGCTACGTTAGCGATTGATGGTCATACATTTACTAGCCCTGCTGACATAGGCGTTAGGGTTATAATAAAAGATCAAGCTACCCCTTCTCAAAATGGTGTTTACACTGTAACAAATGTAGGCTCAGGAGCAAGTGGATTTATACTGACCCGAGCAACTGATTTTGATACATCAGGTTCAAATGTAAATCAAATTAATGCAGGAGACTTTGTATTTGTAACTTCAGGTACAGTTAACGCAAATACTTCATGGGTTCAGCAAACACCTTTACCCATTACTGTTGGATCAACATCTATTGTCTTTGCACAATTTGGCGCTCCTGTAACTTACACCGCAGGAACAGGGCTTGACTTAGTTGGCTTTGAATTTAGTTTAGAAACGCCTGTTACTTTAGCACACGGTGGTACAGGTCAAACGTCAGCCAATGCCGCCCTTAACGCACTCTTACCTGCGCAATCAGCTAACACCTACTTAAAATCAGATGGTACTAATACAAACTTTGCTTCATTGGGTACTTTTGTACCAATTATTACCCATAGTGGGCCAACCGTACAAATTCCTGTTGGAAATGGATATTTTACCGTCTTGCTCCATGATGGAATTACCTATGTTAATATAACAGTCTTCTAAGGAAATAGAATATGACAGCTTTTTACCCGTTAGTTTTAGATGGCTCGCAAATTGAAGAATTGCAAATTGGGGATACAATTAATGCAACCGTAACAAATGCGACCAATGCTACCAATATAAGTGGCGGAGCCGCAGGATCAGTTCCCTACCAAACAGGAGCTACAGCAACTACATTTTTAGCTTTAGGCGCGTCAGGCTCGGTTATTACCGCAGGCGCATCGGCACCACAATACACAGCTCAATCTTCTTTAGCTGTTGGAACTGCAACTAATTTAGCAGGTGGTACAGCAGGCGCACTAGCATATAACTCAGGAGCGGGTGCTACTACATTCTTATCTCTAGGTACATCAACACACATTTTAACCGCAGGTGCTTCTGCTCCACAGTATACAGATCCAAGTACAGTGACTGTAGGTACAGCAACAAACGCAACCAACGCAACAAACGCATCTAATGTTGCAGTTACAACAGGATCAGCGGCTACAAATTATATTTCATTTGTGACTGCAACCACAGGAAATCTTCCTGTCCTAACAGACACAGCATTAACATTCAACGCAACCACCCATGCAATAACTAGCGGAATTAGTGGTGGAGTTTTTTCTTAAATATGGTAAAATTCACGCATAAAAGGACTTAATCATGGCACAAGCAGGCTTTACCCCAATCTCTCTCTACTACAGCACAACCGCGTCGGCGCAACCAACAGGAGGCAATCTTGTTGCGGGCGAACTAGCGTTAAACACGGTTGACGAAAAGTTATACTTTAAAAACAGTTCAGGAACTGTAAAACTTCTTGCGTCTTCTGCTTCTACGACCAACGTCCAAACTATTTCTTTTGGTTCAACAGGATTAACCCCTTCAACAGCAACATCAGGTGCTGTAACAGTAGCAGGTACTTTAGCTATTGCTAACGGGGGTACAGGTTCTACTTCCACTACATATTGTTCACTGACAACTAACGTTACAGGTACCTTACCTATCGCTAATGGTGGTACAGGCTCAGCATCTACAACATATTGTAACCTTACATCTAATGTAACAGGCACGCTTCCTGTAGCTAACGGCGGAACGGGTGTAGCATCAACAACAGCATATGCTGTACTTTGTGGAGGAACAACTACAACAGGCCCTTTTCAAGCTATCGCTTCTGTAGGTACAGCGGCTCAAGTACTAACTTCTAACGGTGCAGGCGCATTACCAACATTCCAAACACCTGCGGCGGGCGGAACTACAATTCCCGCAGGCACGGTTATGATTTTTGGTCAAACAGCCGCGCCGACAGGGTTTACTAAACTAACAGATCAAGATAACGCTGCTCTGCGTGTGGTTAGTGGTTCAGCATCCACAGGTGGTTCTCAAGGCTTTACAACAGCATTTGCTTCACAAACACCAACAGGTTCTGTAACTATTAGCTCTGTGTCAGGTAGTGCAGGTGCAACGACATTGACGACACCACAAATACCAAGCCATAGCCATGTACAAAGAATTATGTCCGCAAGCCCTGCACCTGGTCCTGCTAACGCGGGTGTAGGAGATCGCACAACCACCCCACAAGATGTTAACATTTCAACCGCCCCCACAGGCGGTGGTGGCGACCATACTCACCCATTCTCATTCAGCTCAGGTTCAGGTACTTTCTCAGGTAATGCAATTAATTTAGCTGTGAAGTATGTAGACGTAATTAGAGCAACCAAGGACTAATAATGCAATTAAAGAATGGGACATTTTGCCCGTTAATTAAAAAAGATTGTGTTGGATTACAATGTGCATGGTTTACAAGAGTACAAGGCACTGATACAAACACAGGTAATCAAGTAGATGAATATCAATGTGCAATCGCTTGGATGCCCATGTTACTTATTGAAAACTCAGGACAACAAAGACAAACAGGAGCGGCTGTGGAATCATTCCGAAACGAAATGGTTAAAGCTAACGAAAACAGCCAACAATTATTATTAAAAACCGCAAAAATTGCATATCCTTCTATAGATAGCAATCAACCAAAATTAATTGAGGAGTAAAAAATGTTATTAACAATTATACCTATAGATGGAAATGTAAAAAAAGATGGAGTTGGATATTTAGCCCTTGATTTATCATCTTGTGCTATTCCGTCTAACGTAAGAGCTTTACAATGGAAAGAAACATCAGGATGGTTAGAATTTTGGGATCAACAAAATGAAGATATTACTACACTTCCTTCTTGGGTTGATTGCTGTTTATCTGTTTGGACTGTAGCTAATACCCCTGTTCCACCAAGTCCACCAACAGCAGAAGATAATAAACAAACAGCTATAGATTTATTACAACAAACAGATTGGACAACAATTCCTGATGTAAGTGATCCTACAAAAAGTAATCCATATTTATCTAACGCAAATGATTTTGTAACTTATAGAAATGCAGTTAGGCAATATGCGGTTAATCCTATTGCAGGAGATATTAATTGGCCTACAGTCCCTCAAGAAGTTTGGACAACAGTATAAAAAGTGAGCTTGAAACAACAGTTACTAGATAATAACTATGTAGTTATTGATAATTTTATAACTAAAGAAAAAGCAAAAAATTTAAGTGATTGGCTTGCAAACGAAAAAAACAACGGTAGGCTAATTCAAGATCCTAGATTTAATGTTGGTTTGTATGCTCAAGCTTATCAAGATGCAATACCGTTTGTTGAATTACTCTGTGAAAAAGTAAACGAAGTATCTGCTTTAATTGAAGAAAAAGTTTTGCCAACATATGCTTATAGTGTAATTTATGAAAACAATTCTACTCTCATTAAGCATAAAGACAGACCCGCTTGTGAGATAAGTGTTACTGTACCTC